ACTATACAGATTCACAAGGCCGCGTATGGAAATCAGAAGTGGACAATCATGGATTGTTTGTTGTATGTAAAATACGCAGCGATATTCAGAAAGCACGAGAAGTGCAAAAGCAGGTACGAGATGGAGATCTTCGTGCCTTTTCAATAGGTGGACAAGCATTGTTCCGTGTATCTAAGCATACACCTGAACATGGAAACCACCGTGAGATTACGGACTTGGAATTGCACGAGATAACCTTGTGCAAGAAAGGGATTAATCCCGAAGCCCGTTATACAATCCTCAAAATGGATAATGAAAAGGAAGTAAATAAAATGACTGAAAGCGAAGCGTTAGCAGAAATAAGAGACAGCCTGACAGGGATATTAAAACACCTTGATACAGACTCGATAACAAAGAATGAAGAAAAGGCAGATGATAAAATGGGTTACAAAGAAGATAAAAAAGATATGTCTGACAAGAAAGATGACGAGAACACCAAAAAGAGTAATGATGGTGCAATCGCATATATTGATACCCTTGAAAAATTTGCACACGAACAAGGTGTTGATTTGGATGGACTAAGAGGTCATTTCGGATTAGAAAAAGCATACTTGCAAGAAGGTAGCGGCGGATACTCTCACAGAGGACAGGGCGACCCAATTGGTTCAGGAGAAGATGCAACACTTGCGCCTCAACCTGCTCTTGAAGCACCGGGCGGTAACAAATACGTCATTAAGCAACCGGGAGTTTCAAACATGGCATACAATGCACCATCAGGCAATAAAAACATCATCAAGAATGAGGTTACACCTGAAGGATTAGAGAGAGGATACAGAGCATACGCATCTCTAAGAGATGAAGAAGCGTTGAAATCTCTAGTAAAGTCCGATTGGGAAGCACGTTATGATGCAGAAACTACTAGAGCATTAGAAGTTCAAAAAGCATCTGATTATAGCGGTCAAATTGCAACATTAAAAGCAGAGATTGAGTCTCTACGTTCAACTGCTGTTGAATCAGCATCTATACAGAAATCTGATGTTTCAGATATTCGCATTCCAACCCACGAAGAATTTGCCGCTATGGGCAATGACCTCGATGCTTGGATTGCTACTGAAGATTTAGCAAGGAGGGCTTTGAGAGGCGCATAAGCGTTTTTCGGGTACGGAGATAATTGGAGGAAAAAAATATGAGTGGATCACGAGGATACTTACGCACAATTGAAGATATGGAAAGGCTATACTACGGGGCAGGTGCAGGTGCTAACGCATGGGCATACTCCGGTACAGACCTTTTGAAGGCTGACTCGCCTTTAGTGAGCAGCACAACCGGAACTTATCAGGCTATATTTGGCCGTAAAGTTTGGTCGCAACTGAACCAAGAGTTCAATGCGTTCTCTATACTACCTAAGAAACCGTGGGAAAAGAGTGGTTGGAGGGTCGTTACTGACAAACCATCATTCACAAGCGGTGGCGGTGTTGCAGAAAACGGTACACTACCTGACACAAGCAAACCAACATTTGCTGAAGTCAGCACAAAACCAAGAACAGTAGCACACACTTTCGACCTATCAGAAACAGCAATGTTCCTAGCAGACAAAGATGACGGTCTTGGAGATGCAAGAGCAGTTATGAAAATGGAAATGGCAAAACACCACGCAGAACACATTAATAGAATGCTATTAGAAGATGTTGACACACTAGCAGGAAACAATTTCCAAAGCCTAGACCGTGCTTTATCATCTTCCTTTACAGAATCTGCAACAGATTTCGTATCTGCAATCACAGATCACAACCAATACAACATTACTCGTAATGGTGCGGGGGCAGGGTCTGCACAATGGTACGATGCTAATGTTGATGCAGGTGCAGCAGGTGCAGCAAGAGCATTGTCTCTAAACATCTTAGACGGAATGTTCAGAAGTGTATGGGAGAAAGGAGGACAGCCTAAAGTTATCCTTACAGGGTACGATACATTAGAGAAAATCCAACAACTCTTACAACCACAGCAAAGATTTACTGAAATGAAGAGAGTTGTACCGGGTGTAAACGGTGTAAAGGGTGTTCCGGGTATGGAAGCAGGTTTCGTAGTTGCAACATACAACGGTGTACCACTAATCCCATCCAAAGACGTTTTCGCAGAATCAGGCGAACTTTCAAGAATGTATTTCATGGATACGGATTATATGTATTTCTGCACAGCAAAACCAACCCTATACCACGAGTCAGGTATTGAAACAGGAGATCCTTTTGGAATCAACAGACTAGGGCAAATGGGTATGTTTCACACAATGGGTGAACTATGGCAACTATTCTACCGAGCGCATGGAAAAGTGAGGGACATCGCTGCTTAAGTGCAAGTGTAGGAAATAAACGGAGGAAAAGAAAATGGCTAACACTAATTTAACCGGAAACGGAACAGCAATACTAGATACACGATTATGGGCAGGAGTAGGGTCTGATGATACTACTTGGCAAACAGGTGCTGCAACAGGCACTATCAGCATGGGCGTAGTAGATGTAGTAGTAACAGATGGAGATGCGGCTCTCGCATACGATCTTGCACTATCAACAAACGCAATAACAGGAACTGCATTAATCGGTATCCTTAGCGCACACAACATAACAACTGCGGGTGGAAACGCTTTCACAGTTGCAGGAAACGTATCAACAAATACCCTACTCAAACTAACCCCTGCTGCCGCAGGTCAGGATGGAGATACGATACGAATTACCTTCCTATACCGTTGAGGTGAGCCACTAATGGCACTATCACTACGGTATGTAGGCGCACGACCCTATACTGAGTTCAGAATAAATGGAATCACTATTGGGTTCTCAAGGGGCATGGTAAGGGCAGATATTGATGAAACTTTCATCACAACTAAGATTATGCCTATGATAGAAAATGGTTCTAAATCATGGGTTGTTGAAGGGGCAGATGCTAAAACTACAAAGACTCAAAAGAAAATGCTTGAAGTATTAGAGCCTGAAGTAGTTGAAGCACCTGTCGTAGAAGCACCTGTTGTAAAAGAGGTTGTTGAAGAAGAAGTAATTACTACTCCTGAAGCAGTAACTATGTTAGATATTGAGGCTTTACTTGAAGCAGAAGGATTTTCTTCTTCTTTGACAAGAGCGCAAATGATGGCATGGTGTTCTGTAAGAGATATTAAAACTGCTAACACATCAACAAAAGCATCTATGACTGATTTAGCCCGCCAATATGTTGCGGGGTCTAACTGATGGCTGATTTTGATATTGATGATGGCGTAGGCCGTTATGCAAGTAGAGTTAGAGTAAATCGAAAAATGATTACTCTTACAGCAGACGGAACAAACACGATTACTGAAACTATTCAAATGAATGGTAAAGTAGGCAGGGTTGTTCTTGATGTTAGTAGGCTTACTTGTAATGCGAATGCAGCAACAACAGGAAAATTCAATATATTGATGGATCTAAAAGATTCAGCAGGAACGCCTCTGAATTACACTTATTGCGATGAGATTGCAAACTTTGATGTCAGAACTGCTGTAACCGGCGCATATAATTTTCAAACATCTGAGGGTGGCAACATGAATGCAGATGGCGGGGCTACAAGTGGACTTCACTTTACTGTAAGCGCACCTGCTAGTATTACTACCGGCGGGAAAACAATTGATGAACCTGCACCGTGGAGTGGACTCGTATGTGGTGCTGTAACATTCAAATTAGAGACTACAAATGGTGTGTTTACTAACGGAACTACTGCAAGAATTCTTGTAATTCACGAGTAAGAAAAAAAACAGTTGTTATATAGGATTGCAAATAAGGATTGATTTGTATGGCACTCACAGTAGAGCAACTTGGCAGAACAAATGTAACAGGCAATAGATTATCGGTTGCTTTGAAAGTAACACCTGACGATTCATGGTTAGCAGCAGGAGAATCATTAGACCTTACTGCTTATGTTTCTAATATTGAAACTGTCCACGTTGAATCTGACATTGGAGGATATGTTTGGGCATACGATAGATCAGCAAAGAAAATCCTTGCTTACGAATCAGGGGCAGACGGTGCTTCTCTCGATGCAGTAGCAGACGCAACTGACCTTTCAGGGCAGACGGTTTACATCACCGTAACAGGTGGCCGAGCCTAATCGGGGGCTTGTAAATGCCCTCATTAGAATTAGGCGATATTTGCTTTGAAGAAGCACACGAAATAGAACGCCGCCGTAAGGTACGCATGGCTGAAATTGTTTCAGATGATGGGGCAATAGCCGAATCAGAATCTCCATTTAGTTCTAGGAATCTTGCTCAATCCGCAGATGTAAGAGTAAAACTATCAAAGAGAGAAAGGTTTGATATTCAAAACATTGGTTCGGGTACTAGATGTACCAAGTGCAGCCTCTTACATTTCTGTTGGACACCTCGGTGTGCAGGGTGCAATGCGAACATGGAATACAATTTAGGGAGTTAAGGGGGATGACAAATGCCAAGAGTATTTTCACCGGGGCATAGACCCGACCAACCCCTTTATCCTGATGAATTAGTATATTCAACAGTAGCAAAGGTAGAAGCATTTTTGCAATTACCTGCACCAAGACCTACG